ATTTGAGCATATCCTTCGGTCTGACTTAGAAAATCATACCAACTATCTGGAGCTCCGGAACCTTCTGGATATGCCGTTCCCACAATTTGTCCACGGGCATTAACTGGAAAAACTACATTTCCGGAGTTAATGGCAGCTTTACTGGTTGCAGTAAGGATAAACAATGGAGTCATAGTAACTTTGGTAAATCCACTACCAGTTGTAGCCGAAGAAACTCTTCCGTAGAATGTTCCAGTGTTAGAACCATTGGTAACATTTTCAATCGCCACTATCTGCCCTTGGACGAAAAATATTGGTGCTTGGGCTTCTGTGGTGGTCTTTCCACGAGAATCATACTTACAAGATACTTGCAGATCAGTAACACTGTTATAAGCTAATGTTGCTCCAGTAGAAACATAGAAGTTTCTCCGTTGCCACTGGTGACGTTGTTCCATCATTTTGAATACAGGGTCGGGAGTTGCAATCTTCCGAAGCCGTGTAAGATAAGAGAAGAAGGGAGATTCCTGCGGTCGCAGTTCTGCAATCTCTCCACTCAGATCGAAAGTCCGACGCAGATTGTCGAGACTTATATTCACAGGAGGAACAGTAGTTTGAGTATAAGTTCCGCCTTGTGAAGTTGTGTAAAAGTTAGTAGCCATTTTTCATTTCTCCTATTTTCAATATTGAGTATTCTTGTTGCTCAGTGCAATTGCTTGACGAATAAGTTCAAGTGTTGGGTCAGTTGCTCCTTCGGACTGAGCGTTATGCACTCCCATTGTGGGTGGTATGCTTTGCGCTCTCTGTCTTTGCAGAAAATCCGGAGAAGGAACATTTGCTCCATAGGGATTGTACTGAGCTCCTGGATTTGGAGGCGGAGAGTACATAGGTCTTGGAACGGTTGGAGCTGGAGTTGTTCCACTTTGCTGTTGCATCTGTGCCTTCTGCAACTGATACAGCTGAAAGAGATTATCAAGCGTCACAGACTTATCGTCCGACATTGTCTGAACAAAGTCCATAGCGGTATTGTAATCTACTCCATAATTGTTCATAACCGTACTAATCACGCTATCCAAAGCTGTCTTCACTTCGTTGGCACTTCTCAATTGTCCAATTTCCGCTTCCTGTTCTCTTTGCAAGGCTTCCAGTCGTTCCTGCTGTTTTGCTTGGAGCCACTCATTTTTCAGTGCATTATACTGATTCATTCTGGTGTTGTAATCAATGAGTGCAGCCATATACTTTGCAGAATCCGAGTTTGGATCACTATATGCTTCCACCTGGCTGAAGTTAAATGGTCTTACAGGTGCAGGCGGTGGATCAGGAAATTCTTCGTCTTCTTCTTGTGTTTGGTTTTGGGTTTGCTGTGAAGCAGTATTAGCAAGTTGCTGCTGAATACTGTTCAGCTGTTGTTTCAATGCTTCATTCTCTTCCTGAAGCTTTTTGTACTGATTCTGGGCTTGATCAAACTGCGACTGCCAATATTGGTAACGAACCTGATCGTTATCCGAGGGCTGCGTAGCATTCTCGTCCTTTTTTTCGGGTGTTCCAAAGGAAGCCGAGTTTGTATCATCTTCCCAGGAGTCATCAATGGGTACTCCGAACATGTCATATTGTGGTTGTAGCATTATTCCTCCTTTTGGGAATTTCGACGAGTTTGTTCTTCCACCATCATTCTTTGTGTTTCCAGGGCAGCGGCATTGCCGGCATTTCTGAGCGTATCATTTAATCTTGCACTGTATAGTTCTTCCGCCTTCCTCTGTTCAAGTGCGGTTTCACGCAACTTCATTCGTTCAGTTGATACAGCTTGATCAAGACGTGAATGGAAAAGTTCTCGTTCTCGAGTTTGAAGGTCTCCTTCAAGCTCTTTGATTTTTTCTTGTGCTTGTTGTAGTGCTTGCTGAAGTTGTTCAATGGTGTCAATACGACTCAGAACTCCTTCAATATCAAATACATCTGTTTTCTTAAGTACTTCTACTCTGTCAATGATTTGGTCTCGATACATGTCTCTATAGAATTCTAACTGAGCATAACGATTGGCTGGAAGTGTAGAACCAGGAATAACCATTAGGTCATACTTTCCTACGCTTACATCGTTCATTACGCTTACCTGTTTTCCATAATCGTCATAGAGACGCTTATTGATAGCGAATTCAGAGAGAGAGTTGTTTGGCTGCAATATCCGAATCATCTTCTCCGCAATGTAGAATTCTTGAACGAAGCTAATAATAACTTTTCCCAGAAGAGTAAGTGCTTGTTCAATAACAGCTTGCTTTACTTTGATTCGTCTCTGCCCAAACTCATCGAGCATCATTATTCCACGATACGTATCTGGTGCCGCCTGAGGACTTCCCATCATGTTCTCAAACAGACCAAGTTCGTGGTCGATATCCTGTTTCGCCATGATCTCATTCTGATAGAGTTCATTGGGCATTGGTAGTGGAGCTACGGGAACGGGCTGACCTTCAGTGAAGTCAAGTTCGATTATTGCTCCGGGTTGAGCCCATTGTTCTTTTAGGGCTTCCACATCAGTTCCTCTTGGAACAAGTACTTTCACGTTTGTGGAAGTGGACGCATGCGCAACAATCAGAGACCGAATCTTGTTGATATATTTCTGCATATCTTTCACCAGCCTGACATCGGACAGAGGGTATGGTGAACCGGTATGCATATTCATCAACGGGATTATCGGATACTCTTCACAATTGAGCAAGCGTCGGTAAAGGGTCTTGTCTCCGGCAACGAAACCCATCTGAATCCGTTGCATAGGCACCTTTACCGCAGTAATCAATCCTTGCTCCGCAAGTTCCAGCATTGTGACTTGCTGAATTTGTGGAGGTTGAGGGGGTTGCATCCCCTGCTCCGCAATGGCTTGTGCATATTCTGGATTTTGCTGAGCAACTTGGATGAGTTGCTGATATTGGGCAAGAGCCTTTTCATACTCTGCCATAAGACGTTCTGCTGCCTGACGAGCAAGAACTTCTTCGGTAGTTATGTTTCCGTTAATAATCCAAACTGGGCGCTGGAGGTATTCTTCAAACTTCTCAGGGGTAAGAGTATACTCTGCCCTGCTCCAGCTTTCGAATACTCGAACCAATTCTACCCAGACCTTGGTATAACGCTCATAACCACGGATGTATTCACCATCGAAGAGATCCGGATTCTCAACTCCGGCAAATACGATAAGATTATCACCCTTATTCCCAGTGTTGATCATATCACTGCGAAAACTGTTTCCACTTGCCGTATCGATTGCTTCAGTGTAGGATGGGTACAAACGCTGAAGTTGCCCCTTGGTGTAAGTGCGGCTGATGATAATATCAGATGCATCACTACAGAATTCATCTTGAGAATTCGGGTCAATATATACTTGAAGAGGATCGATTGCTTTGAATTTCACTTCACCTCTTCCACCATCGGCATAAGGATCGATATACACAAGTAGAACGCCCATTCCCGTGACATAAAAGTCATCTATTGCTTTGGAGAGTTGTCTGTCACCTTGCGAAATATTCCAAATATACTGAATAAGTCCATTCATTGCTCCCGCTGTTTGATTGTCTGAATCTTCTGCAGCAGTTACTCGAAAAGTTGGATGATTGGAAGTAAGAATACCTTTTGCCAACTCTACTGCAGGATGAATACGATTGATAACAAGAGACGCTTGAGAACGAGATTCAAGTATCTTAACATCCTCTTCAGACCATTGTTTTCCATAGCGAAACTCTCTGTCCTCGACTGCCTGATTTGCCCAAATAGTTCTATTTCCAGAACTGAACTTCGCAAACAGTTCCTGAGTTTCTTCGGCATATTCCGTATCTTTTGAGTTTAATACATTTTTCTTTTTCTTCACTTTGTTCTCCCAGATATTACATCTTCTTCAAATAGGTCTGTCGTTTCGCCTATGAAGCCAATTGCAGAGCTTCCAGGAAGGAGTTCTTCTTCTCCTGGAAACGCTTTCTCTATTATGAAGCGAATAAGTTCTGTGTTGTCTGTGGCAGAGATACCGTGTTCTTTCAACTCTTTCACCACAGCTCCCACTCTATTTGTCCAAACGATGCATCGGGCAATACCTTCGGCATCGATATCTTCTTCTTTCTTCTTCATACTACCATCCAACTCAACCGACCTCCATTCTTCGCAACATTCTGCTCCGAAACATTGCTATTTTTTCTTTTCGGAGGTCTGAAACCAAAGTTTGACGCCATCCAAATACTGTCAAGTATATCGTCATGTTTTCCTCTGGGGAATGCCAAGAATTCCCTTTCTGCTTCTATATCGAGGGCTTGTCGAAAAATAAGTTTTCCCTGAGCCATTATCGGTACGAGACCAATCAATCGCTGAGACTTATTCGTCCGATGTGTGATTTTCTTTTCAATTCCAGGAATATAGATATTTTCCTTCAACATCATCTGTCTTACCGCCTGCCGACACGCTTCTTGATAGGATTGCGACTCAATATATACACCACGATGGTGCCACTTCTTGTAGAGGTCAATAATCATCTGTGGATGCTCTGCAGGATTACATTTTCTTCTTACCATATCTACAACAAATTGGTATCCATCGGCATCAATACCAATGGTGGTCATCACAGTATAGTCACTATGCCGAGAAAGAGCCGAAGCCAAGTCAATACCCATGAACAGATATACTAATCGTTTTTCTCCCAAATAGTCAATATACCATTCTCCGTTTACTTCTTCAATCTTTCCCTCATAGGTATGAATATATTCCGGTCGGAAAGGTGCATCTTCTGGAGCTTGGGGTTCATTCATATATTCTTGAAAGAATCCAGAAATATTGCCCATGTGTTCGAAACCTTGTCGGATTTCTTCGATCTTTTCCATCGGATACATTTCTTCCCAGATACTCTTCCCATCGTTATCAATAATCGATTTCCAGATTACTTTCCAATCCGGAGCATCCTTCACCCACTGAAGGAAACAATCTTCAGAAATAGTGGTACCAATTACGATTATTCTTCCATCCGGCTGAGAAAGAGAAGGAATCACAGCTTCCGTAATCCACTTTCGGTTGGAAGCACGAGATTCTGCAGTATTGGCATTCATTTCGGATTCGAAGTCATCAAGAACAATAATATTCGCACGAGTGTCATCTTTGATCAATCCCCGTACTTTCTGACCAGTACCAAGAGAAAGAACCCGAGCCCCATTGGCAAGAATAATATCATCTTCTCTCCAGCGTTCCGCAGTGTTGGAACCGAGGTCTCCGAAGTATTTCCGAATTTTCCTATTGTGATCCAAAGTATTCTTAATTCGGGTAAGAAAGTTAATTGACTGACTGCGGGACTCGGAGATAAGAACAACGAATAAGTCTTTGTCTGGGGACTTATGGAGGACTTCCCAAAGGATGTAGATAAACGAGGCAATCGTACTCTTCGCCATTCCTCTCGGCAGTGCAATCGCCAACTTCTTCGTTTCTCTATCCTGAAGGAGATCGTAGATTTCAAAGTGTACCTCCGGCATTGTCAAGGGTACCGACCTGGGAAGACAAGTGGTGGCAAAGATGGGAATAGAAATCCGCATCGCCATCTTCAATATCTCGAAGTCGGTTGCTTCGGGAAACTCTTTCTTCAATTCCTTCAGAATCAGAGAGAAATCAGATATCATTTGTTCGCATTGAGAGCAAATACTGCTCGTCTTATAGTTCTTGTATCATAACGAGACTTATTCGCCAAAACATGTCTGGCATAAGCAAGAACATCGTTATATCCAGCGGCATGTGCCTGCGCAGTGAAAGCACCTTCCGTTCCCTTCTCGGAAATGCTTTTTGCGGCTTTGGCAATCCAATTAGATTTCTTTGCCATTAGTATCCTTCCTTTCCGGTCAAATCCCAGAATGTTGCAAACACTGGGTTTCTCCCAGCAATTTTTTCATTTCGTAGATAATTGTACAGATTTTCCCATGTATCTCCAGTTTCTGGATCAAGCGGAGTACTACAACCTGGAGTAGCATAACTTAAATCTTTTGCAAGTGCAACCATTCGTCCAGTACCAGAATGAAGAGCGTTTGCAAGTTGCTGAAATGGTTTAAGATATTGCGCCGAAACACCTTGAACACTGAGATATGGATCATTTCTATCAAAGCTTCCTGGAACAACTAACTGGTATGATTGCTGATGTGCCTTGCTCCCGAATTTTTTTGTCCAATATTCTGCAGCTTCTGGATAAGTAGCCGGATTAAGCCAAGAATATTCTTTCCCGAAAAGTTGAAAAAAACCACTCTTTCCTGGTATTTCTGGATTTTTCTTGCCTCCGCTTCTTCGATCATAATTTTGAATTTGTTTTGCAGTGAGAGGAACATATTCTTTCACATTTTCTAAATTTCTTGCTCTTCCTGCAGTTGCAGCCGGAATTACTTGAATCTGTTTTCCGTCTGGAGAATAATAAATTGTTCCGCTTTTTTGCTCTTCGAGAATGAGTGGATTTCCTTTTCCATATCTATTCCTTTTAATCATACTGAGGACATACTCTGTTATTTCCGGAGAAGCTCCAGCCTGCCGGAGTATTTGATAATTCATATTATCGATATCCGTAGTATCTGCAGACCTTGATTCTTTCCTGATACGTCGTATTTCTTCTTCTGAGTGTCCACTTGTTGGGGCGAAAAGAGTATCTGTGAAAGAAATTTCTCTTCCAGGCATAGTTGCAGATTTCTTAGCAGGAGAAGAGGAGAAAGAAAGACTTTTTCGCAAATTTCCCACAGCATTGCCTAACCAATCTCCAGTATTTTCTATAGCTTCTTCAATCCAGTTTCCTGCTTTTTCTGCCGCATATGCTCCTCCAGCAATACCGCCACCAACTATCTTGGCAATCGTATCCCACACATTTTCTGCTCCGCTTTCCACAACACTTGGAACCCTTTCTCTCGCCTCTCCGGTGATTTTCCCAATTTTTTCAAATACATTTTGTGAAAGCGAAGAAGCCTCTCTCTCTACTTTGTCAGCAACATCTTCAATCCAACTTCCAACATTTGCTGTTCCTCGGTCATAGGCTGCAATTATTTCTTTCTTCCTTTGAGAAAACGAAGTTCCGGTTCTTGTTTTTTTTCCTGGAAATTCTACATCCTTTTTTGGAGGAACATAAGGTTCTGGTTCCGGTTGCCACACTGGAATTACGGTTTCTGGGTGTCTCTGAAGATAATTTCTGCGATTTACAAGTTTATTGAACTCCTGAGCACCGGAATCATACGAATGTGCAGCTCCTTCATAAGTACCTCCACCGACTCTATACATTCGGTTAATTATCTCCTGAAGTTGCTCTTTGGTAGCATATTTCAAGAAATCTTTAGTTGGTCTGGGCATCTTTCTCCTCCTTTTGAGTAAGTTTAAGACGATCGGAGACTTTCTCCAGCTTCTTTAGGTCTTCCACTTCGGACTCCACTTCGAAAGTTCGAGTGTCAATTTGTCGATCTTTCTCCTTCATTCCATACATATCCACAAAGTTTTCTGCAGCCCGAAGCATATTGGCAGCATCTTTCTTCTCCAATGCAACTTCTCTTGCCTCCAGAAGCATTTTTACTACCGCTTCTTCGGTAACTCCACAGTTTTCTAGTATTTTTCTGACTTCTTCTCTTACCATTCTGGTACACTCCTCGCTTTTATAGAACTGTTTTATCTTTGTCGCTCGCTGACTTTTCGGAGAAACGCACAAAATTTTGACAATTTCTCCCACATCGAGACCATTTGCCGCCATTCTTACTACTGCTCCCCGTAAAAGTGCCCCAGGAGTGGACTTATAATTGATATAATCCTCGGTTTGAGAGCGATTTTCGGTAAGAACGAGCATTTTTGCTCGGTCATGATAGTACCGAGACCCACTATTGGGGAGATGAAACTCTCCAAAAGCGCTTCTGAGGACGATTCCGGAGCGAATGAAGGAAATGGAGTAGATGGGAACCACGATTCCGTCATCGGAAAGGACAAAAAAGGGCACTTTCTCTGCAGTTTCCTGGGAATAGTGGATATCCTTCCAGTAGGAATAGGAAATCCCACGCTTTTTCGCTTCTTCTTCGTCAAAAGCTTGCCAGGTAATAGTCTGACCACCGAAAAGGTGGCGGTGTGAGACACGTCGTTCCATAATCATGATTCATAAATTAAACGAATTCTGGAATTTGTCAAGAAAAATTTTTAGGAAAGGCGAATAAGTTCCTTGTGGATACGCTTCGGGAGATTCGGAAAGAAGTTGATCGGATTCTCAAAACATATTCCACACTTTGAGAAGATGAAATAACCCAGAGCATACCCAGGTCGAACGCGGATCGCTTTTGCAAACGCGGTTGACCTGCGTTGGCATCGCTGGTTGAGCAATTGCTTCCGGATTCTGAAATCGTTGAAGGAGGTGGAGCATGGCTAGCTTCACAGTGTACACGTTCAAGACTACGGATTACGAAGAGAAGCCTGAGCTTTGGGATTGGGATGAAAATCGTCCGATCTCAAAAGAGGATTTGGAGCTTACGCAGTCTTCGTATGCTGAGTGTTGGGTTGCACCAGATGTTGATTTGTCCCAAAAGGGATGGATCAAGGTTCTGGATGCCGCTGGAAACCCTGTGGTATCTCAGTATGGGAACATCCTTTGGGTGTTTCCGGAAGTTCGTAGAAGGAGACCTAAACCGTTCCCAAATAGGGCTCCGGGTCTTGATGCCGATGTGCCCTTTTAGGGTGTGTCGTTGAGTGATAGTGCGGAGATCGTTTCGGTCTCCGCCTTGTTGCTATAACTCCTATCTGAGATGAGGAAGTCCGAGGAGGGGCTTCTTCGTCTCTTTTTTTTAATCGCTCCGAAGAAGCAGTGGAATATGCCAAAAAACGAAAAATGAGATAGCTCTCGTGCACAATCGGAGTGGAAGCAGTATGAATACACTATTTCGATTCCATTTGCTCCAGAGGGGCTTATTCTTTCGTTTTTGGAAGATTTCTTTTATTGAAGCGAATAAGTCTTTGCGTCTTCCTCAGGAGAAGGATGCTTTTTCGACTTCTTCGAAAAGAGATGTCATCCCCTGGAAGAGTATTCCAGCAAAGAAAAGAAAAAAAAAGCATTTGTATTTAAAAAAAAAGAAAAGAAACGCTGGAGTCGTATGGAAGAGTATTCCAGCGAAGAAGTCTACTCTCTATGCTTTCCGACTGTTCGAAGAGAGTATTCTTCTTTCGGAGTAGAAGACTGGAGAAGTAGTCTTCTCTCCGTCTAGAGAAGTAGTCTATTCTCTGAGAGAAGTAGAGAGAGAGAAGGCTTATTCGTATTCTTCTCAAATAGAGAAGACTGTTTCTTAGAGAAAGCGAATAAGTCTCTTCTTCTCCACTGGAATAGTAGTCTTCTCTCTGAGAGACTCTTCTTCTCTCTTTCTCTTTCTTTGGAGTATATACGTAGTATATACTCTTTCTTTCTCTGTTCTCTCTACTTCTTCTCGCGGTAGACTAGATAGAGTATACTACTACGCTATAGAAGTAGTAACGAATAAGTCTCTGTTATAGATATAGAGCTATAGAGAAGAAGAAGTAGCTTGAGCATCGCTTCCCAATAGGCTTCCTCGTCTTTTCCTTCGCTTTGAAGTAAAATAGTCTACCGAAGCAGTAAATGCTCAGTCAATTTCTCCCCGAATTCTTAATATTGAATTGCTGGAGGTAAGCAAAAATGTTATGTTTTCATAAGATTAGAAATTCGGATAATATGTCCGGATTCCGCCTTGGAGAAGTTCTAGGTGGAACTTCAGAATTCGATCCGATTCGGATCGAAGATTTTACCGGATTGACACAGAGACTTCCAGACTTTGGAGAAGCTCTGTTAGAAAATTTTGCAGTTATTGCTTACGATAACTGCATTGGTATCAATACGAATATAGTGAATTATGAATGTCCAATACTGTTTAAGTCCAGATGTGCAGTTACGGTTTTGAAAATGAACTTAGCAGATGTAGAGAATCTGATTCAGATTCTGTCTGCTACTGGACTTAGATATTTCGTGTTTCCAGCAGAGTTCGGAACATTATTAGTGTATTGCTCTTTAGAATTGGAGCCAGAAATCGTATATTCTAGAGTAATGTACACAGAAAAACCAGGTGTTTATACTGCCTGGTTTGATACAAACGCTTAATTTGGAGCCGCTCCCGGGGCGCCGTCGCATATTAGAAAGCCGGGAGACCTGGACAGTGCTACGCTGCAAGCCTGTCCTTGTATATTGCAGCGATGCCGAGCGGAGCAGGCTTTGCTTGCTTCGCTCCATTTTGTTTTAAATATTGGTAAAGCAAAGCAGTTTTGAAACGCTTTGCCAATTTCTCCCAGTATTTTGAAATAATCGTAGGAGGATACGATGAAAGAAGTAGAAAAGAGAGTAATCGACCAGCTGATGAGGCTGGAAGTTTTGTTCGATAAAGTAGCGATACTTTGTCGAGCAATCGCAAGATATGGTCTATTTAATGGACAAGTCGATTATGATGGAGAGTTTAAGTTCTTTCCGTTCAGAGAAAACGAAAGTTGTATAGACTTCGTTTATGATCCGGAAGCCTATGCACTTGAATTAAGTTGTGCGACTTATCCAGATGGAAATTGGTATTGTCTTTTAGTTTCAGAAGATGACCAGAATTCAGTAATGCTTGGTTTCAGCACTGAAACTGGTGATCTTATGGAGGTAGACCCAGATGATAATGAACATAGTTACATCTGGAATTCGAAAGAAAAGAATGAGCGTATTGCTCAGATTCGTAGTCTTGTAAAAGGCTATGATCCGATTGATGTTTATCTTTGATTCGTTCGGAATGGAGTGAGACGTTTTGTTTCGCTCCGTTCCGTTTTCGAAAAAGACAAGCAAAGCAGCTGTTTTGCCAATTTCTCCCCGAATTTTGAAATATGTACCGTAAACAGTTTTCGAATTCGTTTGCGATATAAATAAAGCAAAGTAACGAAGGAGGTTACGATGTGCACGACAATTCACCTGTATCGAACAAATAGCCGGCGTGAAGAGCCAGTAATTCGTTCGTTTGATCCGTTAAGCGTTCCCATCAGCGAGGAACTGCTTAACGATCCGCAGCTCGGCAAATTCGCAAGAGCCGAGATTTGGATTGCCAAGGATATTGACATGACTCCATTTGGTTGGAGTCGTGCCAAGAAAGCTGACGGAACTTTCGTCAGTGAATCCGTCCTTGGCACAGTGAAATGGGAGTTTCCCGCTTCACAGCCGTTGGAACCGTTCCCAAGCAAACCGGTTCCGGCTGCAGAAGTTCCGTTTGCTTGATTGTTTTGGAAGCGAAGAAGCCTGATGTCCGGAAAGACTATCGAAGTCACCGGAATATGCTCATTCGCTTCCTTATGTTTATCCTCCGATTGGCGATTTTTTGCGAATACGTGCTGCTTTGTTTCATTGATAGAGCCGTTTCAAAGCAGAGTATTCGCTTCCTGGGCAGCGTCTCTTCAGCTGTATGCCAGGCTGCTAGATGAGAGCAGTAAAGGCTCATCGAGGGCTTACCAAAGTGCCCATTTTATTTTTTTTAATCTGAATTAAAAAAGCAAAGGAGAAACAATGAAAACAACGAAGAAAGAAGCGAAGAAGAAGATTGTTGAAAAACTTCATGCTTTATCTTCCAAGTTTCCAATTGCAGAAGATTTAATCGAAGCAATTGGAAAGTTCGGCTTGTTCAGCTGCGAGGCGTATAGGGATTGTTATGGAAGGTGGCATCTTTCTCCATATATCGCCTATATCGAAAACAAAAGGCGCCTATGGGATGAAGCAGAATCTTACTATATCGACGAAGGAAGACTATGTTTTGTATGCATTGGGATGTGGAAATGGTGGTATACTCGTCTGAGAAATGGAAGACATTTCGTACTGCTTCAATTCGATATCGAAGACGGAAGCCTGATTAAAATAGTTCCAGATAAGGAGATTGATAGCTTCTGGAAAGGAAAGACGACAAACGAAAAAAGAAAAGAGATAAGAAATCTTATAAAAGCGAAGGAGAAGAAATGCAAGACAAAAGAATAATACTTAAAGAAAAAGAATCTTATATCACTACAGATGAGAACGGATTGCTTATGATACAAAGAAGTGATGGAATTACACAATATCTTACAACGGAGCAAGCACAAATTATCTTAGCTGTTAGTGATATTTGTCCATCAATTATAAAGACGCTAGATATCGATGAAAGAAAGCAGAAGGTATACGACTACACCGAGATGGACACAGACTTGCTCGAAGGATATTGTGAAATATGTTATGAGCTTGGCATAAACTATTTCACTGGTCTTGCAACAAGACTAAATGGAAAGCTTCCCATAAGAGTAGCTTATCATTACAAAGATAAAGAAGAAGGTAATGATATGATAGTTACTGAATTGGAATCC